CCCTTATCAAGATGTAGAATTATTACACGCAGTTTATCCAAGAGCAGACTTTAATCCTAATTTAAAAGATCAAGAAAACATGCCATTTGAATCTGTTTATATTGAAATGAAAACTGGTAGCGAATTATCTGTATCTGGATTTCAAGAATTTCCTTTTGTAGTTCCAAGATACTTAAAAGCATCACATGAAATTTATGGTAGATCACCTGCAATGACAGCACTACCGGATGTGAAGATGTTAAATGAAATGTCAAAAACTACAATCAAAGCTGCACAGAAACAAGTAGACCCACCTCTATTAGTTCCTGATGATGGTTTCCTACTTCCAGTTAGAACTGTACCAGGTGGATTAAATTTTTATAGATCAGGTACAAGAGATAGAATTGAACCTTTAAACATTGGAGCAAATAATCCATTGGGTTTAAATATGGAACAGCAAAGAAGAGACTCCATTAGAGAAGTATTTTATGTAAACCAATTACAATTACAACAAGGTCCACAAATGACAGCGACAGAAGTAATCCAAAGAAATGAAGAGAAGATGAGATTACTAGGACCAGTATTAGGTAGACTACAATCAGAATTATTAAAACCACTTATTGATAGAACTTTTAATATTTTATTAAGAAGAGAACAATTTGCTCCTGCTCCTGAATTTTTATCAGATCAAGATATAGAAATAGAATATGTTTCACCTCTTGCTAAAGCACAAAAATCTTCAGAACTTTCATCAATAACTAGAGCAATAGAAATATTAGGTAGTCTTGCAAATGTTGCTCCTGTATTTGATTATATTAATTTTGATGCGTTAGTTAAACATGTTGCAAATATTGTAGGTGTTCCGCAAAAAATATTAAAACCACAAACACAAGTTAATGCTGAAAGAGAAGAACAAGCAGCACAAGCTGAACAACAACAACAAATGGCTCAGATGCAACAAGTTGCACAAGCCGGAGGAGATATAGCACCACTAGCGAAAGCATTGCCGGAAGAGGCTAAAGCAGTAGCAAACGCAGAAGCTGGATAATATGGATTCAAAACAACTAGAAAAACATATACTAAATTTAAAAAACAATTATAAAATGATCTTGAAAAAAGATGTCATTATCATTCTACCACTAATGTAAAAGGTGATAGCCATGAGAGTGCATATATGGAAGGACAACGCAGCGTTCTTCTATTTATTAAATCAATGCTGCAAAATGAAAATGAAAAAGGTAAATAAAAATGTCAAGCGAACAGATAACACAGGAAACTGTGCCTGTAGAAAAAACGACTACAGCACAGACAGAAGAAACACCAGTAGCAGCTCCTAAAGCAGTTAGAGGAGCAGATACACCTGCACCACATCAATCAACTTGGAAAGATTCTATTAGCGAAGTCTATAGAAATGATCCTAACATTGAAAAATTTACTGAAGCAGATGCTTTAGCTAAATCTTATATCAATGCAGTAAAAATGATTGGTCAGGATAAAATAGCAATACCAACAAACAATTCAACTCAAGAAGCGTGGGATGAAGCATATAATAAATTGGGTAGACCAGAGTCTGCTGAAAAATATTCTTTAGAACTTAATTCAGAAATTGTAGCAATGGATGAAAATCAAATTAAATCCTTTGCCGAGCAATCTCATAAATTAGGTTTAAATAATAAACAGGCTCAAGGAATATTAGAGTTTTATAAAAATAATATGGAAGGCTCTGCACAACAATCAAAAATAGATATTGAAACTTCACAAGCTCAAGCAGAACAACATTTAAGACAAGAATGGGGTAGAGATTATGATGCTAAAGTAAAACAAGCTGGTGCAGTAGCAAAAGCTAATATGCCAGGAGTTTTAGATTTAGTATTACAAGATGGTACTAGAGTTGGTGATAATTCAGAAATTATAAAAGGCTTTTCAAAGATAGCCTCTATGTTTGCTGAAGATAAAATGGTTACAACTGAAAGCGAAAATGTTGATAGTGTTAAAAATATTGAGCAGGAAATCTCACAAATGATGAATGATAAAGCTCATCCTTATCATATTAAGGGACACCCTGAGCATGATAAATCTATACAACAGATGCTTACATTAAGAGAAATGTTGAATAGCGATACTAAATAATAATAATTTTAATCCCTTGTATTATTATTAAAAATATTATAAGGGATTAATTATAAGAAAATTCGCAAGAACCTTATTGACAAGCAGCAAAAGACTCTAGTCTAAAAGACTTAAAATCCAAGAGATGCCTATCAATGTTGATGGAGAACCTTTCTGAATTAATCAATAATAATATGGAGAGACAATTATGTCATCACAAGTAACAACAGCTTTTGTACAGCAGTATTCTGCTAATGTACAAATGTTGTCCCAACAAATGGGATCGTTATTAAGAGACAAAGTCAGAGTAGAAAGTATTACAGGAAAAAATGCTTTCTTAGATCAAGTTGGCTCAGTAACTGCAGTTGAAAAAACTAGCAGACATTCAGACACTCCACAGATAGACACACCTCATGCGAGGCGTAGAATATCTCTGTCGGATTATGAATTTGCTGATTTAATAGATCAACAAGACAAAGTTAGACTCTTAATAGATCCGACTTCATCTTATGCTCAAGCTGCTGCTATGGCAATGGGAAGAGCAATAGATGATGTGATCATATCTGCTGCACTAGGTACTGCGTATACTGGTGAGACAGGATCAACTAGCACAGCCAATGCGAATACAATCGCACATGGTTCTGGTGGTTTAACTGTCGCTAAATTAAGAACTGCAAAACAGACTCTTGATTTAAGCGATGTAGATCCTTCTATACCAAGACACATTATAGTATCACCAAGACAGATTAGTGATCTTTTAAACATAACTGAGGTAACAAGTGCCGATTTTAACACAGTCAAAGCATTGGCTAATGGTGAAATCAACACTTATCTTGGTTTTAACTTCATTGTATCAAACAGACTTGCATTATCTAGCACAACTAGATCATGTATAGCCTTCGCACAAGATGGAATAGCTTTAGGTATTGGCAAAGATGTCAATGCTAGAATAGACGAAAGAGCTGACAAATCTTATGCCACTCAAGTGTACTACTGCATGAGCATCGGTGCTACTAGAATGGAAGAAGACAAAGTTGTTGAAGTACAATGTACTGAATCGTAATAGGAGATAATATATGACGACTAAAAATACAGACCTAGTAGCTAACTTTGAGGCGACTCCTCAAGTTGCTAATAATGCTGCTGAATTACATGGTGTTCTTAGAACAGCTCATGGAACAGTAGAATTAGCTGCTGGTGATAGTACAGATAACGACATTGTTATGTTAGCACCTATTCCTAGTAATGCGGCTGTAACACAACTTTTTGTTGGAGCAAGTGAATTAGGTGGTTCATGTCAATACAATGTTGGTATTTATAAAACTGATGGTACAGTTAAAGACGAGGATGTTTTTGCATCTGCAGTTGATGTACCTGCAGCTATGGCAGACCTTCGTTTTGAAGCTGCTGATTTAAATACTGGTTCACAAAAACTTTGGGAACTTGCTGGAGACAGCACAGACCCAGGTGGGTATTACTATATTGCAGTTACTTTTTCTGCAACTGGTGGTACTGCAGAAACAATGAACTGGAATATTAGTTATGTAGTGAACTAATAAACAAAATTAAACAGGCGAGTAGAGGGAGACTGAACCTCGCCTGTTTAGCATGAAACAGATTAAAAATTTAAAACCTGTACTACATTTTAAAAAAGATAATTATGTGTACAGATATGTTCTTGTAGACCGGTTTCAGTATGGTCCTAAATATCATTATGGATTTGATACTAAACAAGAAAGAACAGAAGAAGAGATATTTGCTTTAGAAAGAGATAGACAAATAAGGCGTAAGTATATTATAAGGAAGTAATATGGCATCAGTAGTAGATATTTGTAATGGAGCATTAAATCAATTAGGAGCATCAACAATCCTATCCTTAACAGAAGATTCAAAAAACGCTAGACTTTGCAATTCAAGATACACTCAAGTTAGAGATGCTTTGTTTAGAACACATCCTTGGAATTGTTTACAAGCAAGATTAGAATTAGCTGCATCAACTGATTCTCCAGCATGGGGTTTTACCTATGCTTACACCCTACCAGCAAATTGTTTAAGATTACTTAGAGTATTAGATTACGATTCAAATTATAAAGTGGAAGGTAGAAAAATATTAAGTAACGCATCCACTATGAAAATATTATATATTTCAAGAATTACTGACCCCAATGAATACGATGAACTATTAAGAGAAACATTATCTGCAGCTTTAGGTGCGGACATTGCTTATGCAGTAACATCTAACAACACAACATCACAAAATATGATTTTATCATATCAAGAAAAATTAAGAGATGCTAGATTTGTAGATTCAACTGAAGGTCAGAATGTAGAACACGATTTAGGAATGGCAGATGTTATAGACGCAGGTTCATTTATTAATTCGAGGTTTTAATATATGGCTAGAGTAGCTGCACAACTTACAAATTTTACCGCAGGTGAATTATCACCTAGATTAGATGGAAGAACAGACCTAACAAAATATGCTGCAGGATGTTCAAATTTAGAAAATTTAGTTATCTATCCTCATGGAGCTGCGGCTCGTAGACCAGGTACAACTCATGTAGCTGAAGTTGCTGATAGTTCAAAAAAAACAAGATTAATACCTTTTGAATTTTCAACAACACAAACTTATATTCTTGAATTTTCAAATTTAAAAATAAGATTTTTTAAAGACAATGGTGCAATACTAGAAGGTGATAAAACTATTACAGGAATTACTCAAGCTAATCCTGCAGTAGTTACATCTAGTTCACATGGTTATTCTAATGGTGATGAAATAAAAATTACTTCAGTTGTAGGAATGACTGAAGTAAATAATAAAAGATTTTTAGTTGCAGGTGTAACTACCCATACTTTTCAATTAACAGATAAAGATGGAGATAATATAAATAGTTCAGCATAT